AAGGTAAAATCAGAAACTCAGGTTTATCAAATACAAATAAAGAATTCCCTGACGAAGTGGTAATCGGTCCTGATACAAGAAATGATGGTACAAAATCTGTTGGAAGAACAGGTCGATACACAGGACCAAATGGTCCTGGAACAGGAAGACCAGCACCTGGAATCAATGTTGAAAGAGATAGAGACCCAAGAGACGGTAGTCAATTCTCCAAACAACCATTCAAACCAAATAGAAATCAATTTGAAGAAAAAGGATTGGAAGATGCATGTTGGGAAGGGTATGAGCCAATAGGATTGAAAGATAATGGAGACCCTAACTGTGTTCCAATTAAAATGACTCAAGATGATTTTGCAGATACCATATCTGACTATCCTGAAGGAGTTAAGAACGCAGCAAAAAGAGCTGTTGATTACGCAGAGAAAAATGGATGGGGTTCTTGTGGAACAGCAGTAGGAAAAACAAGAGCATCACAATTAGCAAAGGGTGGTCCTATCTCTGTTGATACAATCAAGAGAATGTATTCTTATTTATCAAGACACAAATCTGATTTAACATCTTCAAAGAGTTATGATGATGGTTGTGGAAAGTTAATGTATGATAGTTGGGGCGGAGAACCAGCACTTAAATGGGCTGAAAGAAAAATAGAATCCTTACAAAAAGAAATGAGTTTCAGTAAAACACATATGATGTTTGGATTTGATGAAGATAAGAAGATTGTAGTGGGAGCAGCAATGGTGCCAAATAAGATGATACATAGGTACGATGACTTAGGAAATTTATACTATGTATTCTTTAGTGCAAAATCGATTAAAATGATGGCAGACCGCTTTATGAAACAGAAACGCACTGACGAAACAAGTATAGAGCACGATGGCCAGAAATTAGGAAGTGACAAAGTATTTATAACAGAATCGTGGGTTAGTGATAACCCCGTTTACGATAAATCACACCAATACGGATTTTCTTTGCCTGCGGGAACATGGTTTGTTTCAATGAAGGTAAATGACGATAAAGTATGGAAGATGATTAAAGAAAAATCTCTCACAGGATTTTCCGTTGAAGGATTATTCGCGGAGAAATCTATATTCTCAAAAGAGGATAAAAAAATAAACCAAATAAGAAAAATACTTAAATCAATTACAGATGAACAGTAAAGAAGCATTAAAAAGAATAATGACAATTCTTAATCTTACAGAGAACAAATTCTATGACGCAAAGACCGACCAAGGTATCAATGTGAAAATGGAAGGTGATTCAATGGAGATTGGAAAGACATTATATGTTGCAACTGATGAAGGAATGATTCCAGCACCAGCAGGAATTCACAAAATGGAAGATGGTTCTGAGGTTGAGGTTGACGAAGAAGGCAAAGTATCTAAAATCAAAATGACTGACCTCAATTATAGTGATGAGACAGACGATGCGAAAAAAGAGAAAGAGCAAGAAAAGGCAACTGCAAACAAACCTGTCGCAATGGCAGAATCAGGAACAGATGAACCAACAGTGATGGAAGATGGTGATATCAAACTTAAAGATGGTGGTGTTCTAAGAATCGGGGGTGAATCTCCTGAGACTGGAACCAAAATCAAAAAAGTTGGATATGATGGTTCATTATCAGCTATCGCTGACGGTGCCTATGAGACAGCAGACGGAAAGGTTATGCAAATCGTAGGTGGTGAAATCAAAGGGATACAATCCAAAGCAGCTGAGGAATCTCGTGGTGGTAAATTCACCGAAGCGGATTCTCACGGTGTTACATTGGAATCCCCAACATTTGACATCGGTGAAAAGTGTGATGTTGTTAAGGAAGATGGAACTAAAGAACCATGTCCTGATGGCGAACACGAAATCGTATTGAAGGATGAATCAGGAAATGAAAACAAGATTAGAGTAGTTGTTAAAGACGGTATGATTACCGAAAGAGAAAATGTTGAAGAAGCACAACCCGAAACAGAAGATGAGATGGGTGGGTTTGTAGAAGCATTCGCTCAAGCAATGAAAAGATTGGAATCAAAGATAGATTCACTTTCAGAAAAACAGGAATTACTTGATAGTAAATTCCAAAAATTCTCAAAAGAACCAGCAGGTTCAAGAGTAATTAATAATCAAATAAACCAAGAAAGTTTTTCATCAAATCCAAGATTGGATGGGTGGAAAAAATTAAGAGAGACTCTCTCAAATTAAAAAAATAAAAAATAATAAAGATGAAAAAAAATCTTAAAAGTTTAAGCTTTAACTACGATTTAGGTGGCTTAGCTGCGTATACGGACGCTTTGAATTCCGATATTATCAGTGAAGCTGTGCTTACACCAGCTACGATGGAATTCGTAAATGTGATTCCGGGAATTAAGGGGACGCAAAACGTCAATTTATTATCTGAAACATTATCAGTACAAACAGGTATCAACTGTGGATGGACAGGTCAAGGTGAAACTACCTTTACTGTTGCTGCGGTTACAGTGCAAGCATTTAAAGTTAATACAGAACTTTGCTTACAACAATTAAACACGCTTTGGTTAGGGCAATATTTGAATCCAGGCTCTTACAACGAGAATGCGCCGTTTGAGCAAGCGATAATTGATTTGCAGACCAAGCAGATAAAGCGCTATAACGAGGATTTGCTATGGAACGCAACAACAGCGGGTACTGTTAATTCGTTCTCAGGTTACAAACAATTAGTTGTTAACCAAGCGAACACAATTCCATACTCAGCAATTACAGCAGGAGCAAGTCCAAATGGTGTTTATACATTAACAGGTCAAACAGCGTTATGTTCTGTAACAGGTGCAACAGCACAAGAAAAAGGAAACGCGGTTCTTGCACAAATTGACAACATGATTAACGTAATGTCAAGAGACATTTATGACCGCGATGACATCATAATATTTATGTCGCAATCTCAATTTAAATGTTACATCACGGCATTGCGCACAGTTAATAATTTTTACATTGACTCTTCTCAAAATAAATTAGGTTCAGTTTATTCTGTTTACCATCCTCAAACAAACTACCGCGTGGTAGGTGTTCCAGGCTTGAATGGTTCAAATTTAATCGTGTTAGGTCCGCAACAGTATTTTTTAGCAGGCGTTGACCTTGCAAGTGACGAGGACAGCTTCCGCAGTTGGTGGTCGCAAGACTTCCAACAGGTGCGTATTATGGCAGCTTGGAAATTAGGCACACAATTAGCATTTCCACAATTCTTCGTGTCTAACGGATTATCTTAATCGATAAAAAAATATAAGGTCGGGTGAAACATTTATTGGAGTAACCCAACTTTAAAAACAAAATAAACTAAAACAATAAATTTATAAAATATGTCTTGTAATTTAACAAGTGGTATTCAATTAAGTTGTCGCGACAATGTCGGTGGCATTGCAACAGCGTATATCACAGACTTCACAAACATTGCGTCAATTACGAAGAATACAGGTGATACAATCACACAAATTTCAGGGTCAGGCGAGTTCTACGAATTTCAATTAATTCGCACGTCTTCACAATACACTGAGACGGTGAATGCGTCACTTGAAAACGGTACAGTTTTCTATACACAGGAGTTAGTAACATACTTTGCAAAACTATCTCAAGAGAAAAGAAATATCTTAAAAACATTAGCACAATCACCAAGATTGGCTGTTGTAATCGTTGATAACAACGGAGATTCATTCTATCTTGGCGAGACCTATGGCATGTTCGTGTCAGCAGGTACTTCAGTTTCAGGCAAGGCTCTTGGTGATGCAAATGGCTACAACATCACATTCCAAGCGCTTGAGAGCAATCCTATGAATCAAATCCAAGGTTCTTTGAGTTCAGTTGCAACAGGAATTACTGTTGAATAATCTATTCACAATATTTAACATGGGGGAATATTATGTTCCCCCAATGTTATATTTATTACTATGATATTACTTAAAACAAATCAGGAGAATACAATGGTTGTTACTGTTTCACAGAACGCAACGATTTCAAATCCTGAATGGTTATTTTCTTTTACTCATATCTTTTCAAAACAACAAGTTAGATTTATTCCAACTGATATCTCATCACACAAGGTGAGATACGATGAATTTATTTTTACTGAAGGACAAGGTGTTGGTCAAATTCCTTTTCCTTATGAGGGTCAATACACCTATGGTATTTATCAGCAACCCCAAGGGTCAGGTAATCTTAATCCAGCATTATCATCAGGGTTAATTGAAACAGGTGTTGCTACATTGGTAGCACAAACAGGAATGACCACAAATGATTTTTATGTTGAGTATGTATCAAATGATGAGTTTAATTCAAACTATATCTTTGCACCAAATGAATTAAATCCACCACCACCATCACCAACAACAACTGCAACAAATACACCTACACCAACTCAAACCCCGACTAATACTCCGACTCATACGTCAACGCCTACAAATACTCCTACACCAAGTATCACTGCGTCTAATACAGCAACGCAGACACCTACACAAACACCAACTAATACACCATCACAAACTCAAACACAGACTCCTACAAACACATCTACGACTACACAGACACCGAGTAATACTGCTACACAAACGCAGACACCTACACAGACTAAAACACCTACACAAACACCTACTACAACAACTACGTTAACTGCTACACCAACTCAAACGGCATCTAATACTCCTACCCCAACGCAGACTCCAACAACAACTTTAACTGCTACGCCAACTCAAACTGCATCTAATACTCCTACACAAACTCAAACTGCATCTAATACTCCTACACAAACTCAAACTCCGACTCCAAGTATTACAGCGAGTCAAACAATGACTCCTACTAATACATC